TAGTCGTAGCAACTGGTGTTCCAGACAGTAATGGCGTAGCAGTTATAGATGCACAACCTTCAACTGTTAATGCTGTTACCAAGAGAACAGTTATCAGTATTGAAGCAGATCTAACTGCTGATGAAGTTGGCGTTGCAAATGTTACTGGCGTTGCTGATAGAACAGAAGTTACAGAAGTTGTTCCGCTTGTTAAAGCATTTAGAATTAAGAAACCACCATTGTCGACTATCACTATCAGAAGACCTCTTGGTCAAGTTGAAGTATAAATAGAAACATTGTAGAAGTTGGAATAACAAATGGCACTATACGAAGATTTATATGTAGACCAAGGAGCGGATGCTAGATGGCGTTTGCGACTTCTTAATGCAGATGCATCTTATAGGGACTTGGCTAATACCACTGTAAGAGGAAAAATTAATCGCAGTTATGGCGCTGATTCTTCTGAGGCGGTTTCTTTTGATGCCAGAGTTATTTCACCTTCTAGTGACGGGATTATAGATATAATCTTATCGAACACTCAGACCGACTCGTTGTCTAGGAGAAGGTATGTGTATGACGTGGAAATTGAATATACTGATCCTGATTCAGGATTACCGTATGTTGAAAGAATACTAGAAGGCAAATTAATTGTGTCTAAAAGTGTGACTAAATAATTTTTAAATCATTGAGGATTATAAATAATGGGTATTAAGACTAAAACTGGTCTTGGCAAATTGACGGGAACTGCCACTGTTATCCGAAAGGATGGCACTCGTGAAGAGGTGAAAGTGACCGCGAAAGTCTCGAAAGAGCAAATCGCAAAACTTGTTGCCGACGATAAGTTGCGCGAATTGGAAAAACAAAAGTAATAACATCCTAAAAGGAGATAAAAATGGCTGTTACTCACCCAACTGATGTTCGCAATGGTATTGCGGATTATGTCGTTGATCTGATTGACGCTGGCGGTGCTGGTTCTATTAAGTTTCAGAACGGTGGTCAGAGCGATTCAGTAGTTGCTTCACTTACTTTCAGTGCAACTGCCTTCGGTGCTGCTTCTAACGGTATTGCTACTGCTGCTTCAATCACTGACGATACTAACTGCAAAGCAGGTACTGTAACTAAGTTTACTGTTTTCTCCGGTGCTGGCGACTCTTGCTTCACTGGTTCCGTAACTGCTACTGGTGGTGGCGGTGACATTATCTTGTCATCTACTTCTATCGGTGCTGGCGACACAATTAGTATTTCTTCACTGACGTACGAAGCACCAAACTGATTCTCAGTTTGGTCTCGCAATATGAAGGTTTCACATGGGGGGAAGGATATCCTTCCCCTTAATTTGCCTGAGGATATGATGGTATGGCCGATCTCACTCTACGTTTAACAAAAGGTTCTGCTCTAACTCTACAAGAGTTGGACTCAAACTTTCAGGCATTAGATTCTGATGTTGCCAACCTTTCATCTTCTTTATCAAGTTCTTATGTAACTTTAACAACCACTCAATCAATTAGTGGCGCAAAAACATTTTCTAGTAATTTGACTGCATCGAACGGTGCAGTTTTAAATGGATTAACTTATCCCACTGCTGATGGGGCGATTAATCAGTTTATCACCACCAATGGATCTGGTGTACTTTCTTTTGCCACAGTTGAGTCGTATGATTCAGCGAAGGTACAAGGTCAAATTGATTCAAATGCTCCGTTGTTTCTTAGCAGCGGTGCTACAGATAACTACACTAGCGGTACGTTAACATTTAACAGCGGCACAACATTCACTGCTGCTTCTGGCGCAACTGTCAATTTCAGTAATACGACAGGGACGGCACCGTTTACTGTCGCGTCAACAACTAAAGTATCAAACCTCAACGCAGATCAAGTTGATGGTTTCAATGGTATCGGAATTTACGACTCTGCTGGTACATTGCTGAACGGAGCATAAAATGGCAGTAGTTTCATCTCGCGCTGATCTGATCGAATTTTGTCTTCGAAGACTGGGCGAACCAGTTATCGAAGTCAATGTAGACGAAGATCAAATAGAAGATAAGATCGATGATGCCATTCAGTTGTATCAGGAGTTTCATCACGACGCAACTATTCGCGTCTATTATGAATATCAATTAACATCATCCGACATTACAAACAAATATATTACTCTACCTACAAATATATTGTATGTAACTAAACTTTTTCCTATTAGTAGCACCATTATTAATAGTTCTAATTTCTTTTCATTCAACTACCAGTTTGCGATGAGCGACTACCATCAATTAAATGATGTTGGGATTGGCGGACTTGCGTACTACGATCAGATTCGTCAGTACATGGAGTTGATTGATATGAAAGTCAATGGTCTCCCTTTAATTACTTTTGCACGTCGGCAAAATCGTTTATATATGCACAGCGACATTGAAGATGGCACATTAACTGCTGGAAAATATGTCGCACTTGAAGTTTATCAAACCGTTGATCCAACAGCGCATACCAGCGTATACAATGATATGTTTATTAAAGACTACACCACTGCCCTAATTAAAGAGCAGTGGGGTCAAAATATGTCAAAGTTTGAAGGTATGCAACTTCCTGGCGGCGTCACTATCAGTGGCGCTCGCTATATCGAAGAGGGCAGAGAAGAACAAGAAAAGATTCGAGAAAGAATGCGTCTCGAACAGGAAGTGCCACCCGACTTTTTTATTGGATGAAATGTGGTATGCCTATCGTCTACCGCACAACTAACACCGTAACTGATAGATTCTATATCGGTTTTCACGGTAAAGATAATCATGACTATCTCGGTTCTGGAATTGCGCTCAACGATGCCATTAAGAAATATGGCAGGGATAAGTTTGAGCGCACTACAATCTTTGAAGGAACTGAAGAAGAGTGTCTGGAATTAGAGGAATTCATCGTAGACGAAGAGTTCGTCCTGTCTAAGTCAAACTATAATCTAACCGTTGGTGGAGGCAAACCGCCTGTTTGTCATGGCAATCAGCATGCCTTGGGCAATACTTACTCTCATAAAGAATCTTCCAAGAAAGCAATCGCCGAGTGGCAGGCAGGCAGGAAGAAGAAACCAGAATCAGTTACCAAGATGAAGGCAAATCGCAAGGGTAAAGGGACTGGAAAGAATAACGCTATGGCAAACCCAGAGCACAGAGCAAAGGTAAGCGCAAGCAAAGTTGGTAGAAAAAGAGTATACCAACCTGACGGGTCATTCAAGTATCTCTTCCCAGAGGAGATTAACTAATGGCAACTTCTGTACACTTTCGCCACAACGTAAGATCTGAACAAAGTCTTTACGAAAATCTGATTGTAGAATCTCTCAAGTTCTACGGGCAGGATGTTTATTATCTGCCCCGAGAAGTTGTGTCTAGGGATATGGTTTTTAATGACGAGATTCTTTCAGAATTTAAATTCGCATTCAAAGTAGAAGTCTATGTTGAGAACGTAGAAGGATACGATGGAGAGGGCGACCTCTTCCAAAAGTTTGGCGTTGAGATTCGTGACGCTGCTACTTTGGTTATGGCACGCCGAAGATTCAATAGTGAAATTCGTCAATACCAAGAAACCAAAGATAATGTATTTTATCGCCCACGCGAAGGCGATCTGATTCATATTCCGTTATCAGGTTCTACTTTTGAAATTATGAAAGTAGAGGACGAGAATCCTTTCTATCAGTTAGGGCAACTTCCTGTATTCAGAATGAGAGTAGAACTGTTCGAGTACAGTGGAGAACGGTTTGGCACTGGTACATATCAAGGTATCGACGATATTGAAGAGTTTGCCTCATATCAGTGGCAACTTACTATGGACTCTGCCTCTAATGGATTCACTAGAGGCGAAAGAGTTACTCAAGCATTCGACGATTATGTTGTTACTGGTGAAGTCGTACACTGGTCTGATTCTGATAATATAATGCGACTTGCTAATGTGGGTAACACTTCTGGGGAATATAAAACCTTTACCACTACTCGCCAAATATATAATGGTGATAGTGTTGGTGCAAGAACATCAATTGCAACTCCAACCTTAGTTATGGAACTGCAACAGATTCAGTCAGGAGCAGCAGGCGGCGATGCTAATACAACAGGAGCATCTGATGGTTGGAGAAGTAACGTCACTGACTTTGATGTTTCTGTACTAGAGTTTGTAGACTTCAGTGAAGATAATCCATTCGGAGATTTTAGTTAATGTTTGGCGGTCATTTTTATCACGAGAGAGTTAGGAAGTGCGTCGCAGTATTTGGTGCGATGTTTAACAACCTATACATGATTCGTCGCGATGGTAATAATGTCTACTCCCAGCAAAAAGTCCCATTGGCATATGCTCCTGCTCGTAAGTTCTTAGAACGTATTAACGAGATGAATCAGGGCGAGGATAACGAAAGACAATTGGCAATTAAACTGCCTCGTATGTCCTTTGAAGTCTTGTCAATTGCATATGATGCACAACGCCAATTACCAAAGATGAATTATTTTACTAAAACTGGTGTTGAAGATAATCAAAAGGGTGCCAAATTTTATACAGCAACTCCATACATCATAACTTTCGAGTTAAACGTCTATGCCAAGCAACACAATGACGCATTACAAGTAGTAGAGCAGATACTACCTTACTTTGCTCCAC